GTTTGGCGGCCGGTGCCAAAGATGTCGCCGAAAATGCTCATCGGCCGATACTCCTTTTAAGAATTTCGCCGACGGGTAGCGGACCTGCTTGCTTGGAGGTGCCGGTCTTATCTTGGCGAATCTGCTTCACGAGATCGTACAGGCGACGCGCACCTGCGTTGGAGGAACCGTCGCCCATCATGGACACGACGTCAGCCGGAATAACGAACTCGCCGTCCGACAGGGCAGCAGCCCGGCGACCGTTGATGGAAGTGGGGATCAGGTCGTCAAGGCCGCCACCGGGGCCAATGGCAATCTTGCCGCCGCCTTCGAGGGCAACGACGCCGCCCCTCGCAAAGCGAACGAGGCCGCCTTCAGCGTAGCCGCCATCGCCATCGCCACCGCCGTCCCCGTCGCCATCGCCGCCGCCGCTACTGTCATCGCCACCAGGGCCGGGGCCTGGGTCAGCGTTTGTTTGGGCATCTGCGTCGACGTTGGCAGCTTCGGCTGCGGCCACAGCGTCAGCCATGGACCCGGTGAAGCCTCCGCCCATCGCAGAGGAGCCGCTATCGAGGTTGGCGCCGAAGACCCCTTCAATTTCACCGGGCACACCAAACAAGCCGCCAAGGGCAGTCGGGTTTGAAAGCATTGCGTCAAGGGCTGCGGCGTTTTGCGTCAGAGAACCGAGAGCCGCAGAGATAGCTTGGGCGTCGGCAGCAGGTGCAGCGGCCGGAGCGGAAGGAGCAGCGGGGGCAGAGGGGGCAGCCGGTGCGGAGGGGGCGGCGGCCGGGGCGCCCGGGGTCACGTCGCTTTCAAGGCCGAAGGCGCCAATGTCAGCTTCAGGACCGGGCACAGAAATGGCGTCGAGCGCGGCAGGCGCAGCGGGTTCGGAGAGGGCGGCAATGTTGCTGAGTTCGTTCAGCGAAATGGTGGGCGCCGGAAGGTCCTCGCGGGTGATGCCCATGCGGGCTTCTGCGTCACTCTTTGCGAGGGCATCGAAATCCTTCGACACTTCGGCACGGGCAGCGCGTTCTTCGGGGGTGCGGCCCAGATCGCCAAGCAGATCGCCAAGACCACCCGTGAGACCGGTCACGCGGGGGCTGCTGCTGAGAGACGACAGGGCAGTGCCGGCCATGATGCTGGGGATGGCGGCGGGACCCGACAGCAGACTGAGCATAGTCGTAGCGAGGCCGGGGATTTCACCGATGCTGCGAAGGTCCCGCGCGAGGCTGCCCGTGCTAGGCGAGAAGGGCACCGCGTCCGGGTTCTGGACATAGTAGCCGCCGGCAGGCCCGCTGATGGTGGTGACGCCGGGCGGATTAGGAACAAATGTGACTGGAGGCAGGCGGAAGTCACCGCCCTCGCCACCGCCTGCCGTGGTAGTGGTCTCGACTGCCATGACTGCGCGGGGGTCGCCTTGGCGGTAACCGAAGAACAACGGAATGTCGCCCGAAATACCAACGGTATACGGGTCAAAGGAACCGAGAGCGGGAGGCGTGTATACGCGGATGGATTCGGACATATGTCGGCCTTCTAGCGCGTATTATATCATAGGCTTATTGGAAAATAAACCTAGCGAACATCGACGAAGTTGCTGGATTGGAGGGCCAACAGCAGCTTGCCGACGACGTTTGTCAGGGCGGTGACTGAGGGGTTCAGCATGTCGACGGTCAGGGGTGCGGAGACGGTGCCCTGCACGATGAACTGCGGGCGGGATCGGCGGCCCTGGTCGAAGAGGTCGCTCTGTTCAAGGACCTTGATGAGTTGGTTCCAGACGTCGCGGGAGGAGGCGTCCCAGTCGGCGGGGGCGGCCGGAAAGGTGCGAGAGGAAATGCGCCGGGTCATCGCAGGCCGTCAGGTTCGATTGCCATGCGGAACTGGCCCATACGCCACGGCGTGTCGTTGACGGTCGAGGACTGGATTTGGATGGCAAGTTCGCGGCCGCGCAGGCGGGTCGAGACCTTTTGGGTTGTGCCGGTCACGGCGAAGGGACCCTTGGTTATGACCGGGCCGCCCGGGTATTTGCGGGCCTTGAGGCTAACATTGAGTGTGCCGCTATAAGGCGTTCCATCTTCAAGGTTAGCGAAGTCCGGGACGAACTTGTTGATGAACAAGATGTTGTCGCCGCTGTCTTGGTCGAAGTAGGCGCCTTCGAGGTTGGCCGCCAAGGCAGAGCTATCGGCAGCATAACCAGATTCTTGATAGTACAGGTTGGCGGCGTTGTCGTCAATAGCCAACGGGTAATCGAAGGTGTTGCTGTCTTCCCAGACCGTGCGTGCCATGGTGCCGATGGTCCAGTGGCGTTCGCGCGTGTTGTAGATGACGTAGCGGTCGTTCTCGCCGTTCGGCGAATCCTTCGAAGCGTAGAACCACATGACCTCGTCGAAGGTCGAGTTGGTTGCCGCGTAGATTTTGTCTTCGTAGCGCGGGTCCAAGTTATCGTATACGAACCGTAGGACGGTGCAGGCCAGCGGCTGAAGGCGCCCGTCATACTGGAAGAACTGGCCGCTAGGCGACATCCAATAGAGCGTGCCGCTGTACTCGACGGCCGCGTTGCGGGCGATAACGCCGCACTGTTCGCCGACGGCAGTGAAGCCGAAGACGTCGTTGCCGCCGATATAGGACTGGATGTAGAGGTCGTTGTCAGTGAGGATGGCGGTCTTGTCGCCGATGCGATTGACGGCCCGGATTTCAGAGCCTCGGCTCGGAAGCGGGTAATCGCCGGCTGTATTGGTCGCGGTGGGCGTCCAGTCGGTGAAGTCTTCTTGCGTACACCAGCGGATGAGGAGGGGGCTGTAGTTGCCGGAGATGTCGTGGGTGCCGTAGAGAAGGACATGCCGGGCTTCGGAGGCAACGCGCACAATTTGGTTGACAGAGGGCGCCGCCGTTACTATAGTGAGTCGGCTGGTAATGTTGGCACTGGTTTCCCAGTACATGAGCGGGCCTTTGGATGGAACCGCCAGGATGTCGGTGCCCCACAAGTCAGCGGACCAAAGGCGCAGCGGATCGGAGACGGTGCCGAAGGGCGTACTCCAGCCGAAGTTGCCGCCCCAAGGGCCGGTGCCCCAGCCTGAGCGAGGAACAGTTGAGATGCCGCCAGCATTGTAGCGGAAGCGCAGTGTGGTCGAGCCGCCGGTTGCGACGGAAGTGGCAGCCGCTGTGACTCCAACGTCGACCGAGAAGCTGTTGGCGTCGACGACACTGACTTCGAACAAGACTTCGGTCGAGACGACCGGGTTGATGAGGATGTTGCCGCCGATGGTGGTGCCGGCCGAAACGATGCCGACGAGGGTTTGGTCAGTCAGGCCGTGCGCCGAGACGGACACAACGACCTTGGTCGAGCCGGAGGTGGTGGACAGGATGTTGGACGCCGAGACCGACGCCGTGATGGGCGTGATTTCGTAGAAGGTCGAGAGTTCGCTGGAGAACAGGCCGTTGTGGGTGGCGATGAAGACGGCGGCCTGCCCTAGCTTGTTGCGAACGGACGTCAGGTAGCGAGGGACGCCGAAGATTTTCGGGTCCTGCGAGGCGTCAATGGCGCGCTGCCAGCCGCCCATGAGTTCGGGTCGGCCGAAACGGAAGCGCACTTTGTCGGCGTCAGTCCAGAAACCGCCCGCGTCAAGTTGCGTCTTCTCCTTGATGACGCCGACGCCAAATTGTAGTTCGGTCAGCTTCTGGTCTTGGAGACTAGCGGACATTCGGTCTACTGCGCTTCCAGTGCAGCCTTGATCTCGTCGGGCGTCGTCGCCGCGTCGATCTCGGTTTGCATGACAGCGTACTTGGCCCGGATGGCAGCGCGAGCCGCTTCAGCGTCAGCCTCGACCACGCCGGGGATGCGCTTGGCAATTACCTCGTCATGCGGCGCGAACTCAGCGGCGCGCTGCTGGCGACGGATATCGTGTGCGATCTGCTTCGCCTTGTCCACGTTGATACGGATCATTCGACGTACTCCCAGGCGCCACGGAACGTGCGGTCAGTCGGGATGTCAGCACTGCTGACAATGCGCCAAGGCTTGCCGGGCGGCACGTCCTTGGCTGCAAGGGCTTCCAGAGTGTTGCCTTCTTGAGCCAACCACTCAGGTGCCGGGATGATCACGGCAACGCCGCCGTCGTCGGTGGGGTAGATGATGCGCTGATCGGTCATGGTTCGTCGCTCCTATCAGCGGAAGATCGCAACCGACATGCGGTCTTGATCTGCGTATGTGCCATTATTTTCACTTGTATCAATTTCGACCGTAGATGTTGAGATAGTTAGATACCAAGCCGACGTGCTGTTCGGAATGTTTGCCCCGTGCCCGACAAGGACAGCGAAATTAGTGTCAGGCATGGCAGTCGTCAGATTTACTGTGTATGTGCCAACGCCTCTGTCCGTGATGCTACTGACGTTGCCGCTGCCCCTGATCGCCACCGTGCCGGTGCCATTCCAGTTCACCCAAGCCCGACAGCCGAAAGCCGTGGCGACGGAGCCGTAGCCACTGTTAAACTGGAGGTCCCCAATATTGTCGACGCGCATCCGCACGTCGCCATTGGTGATGACTGCAAGTGTGCCACCTGTCCCAACGGACTGAAGGCGAACGTCATAATCTTCGGCGCTTGCGTTCTTGAAGTCTATGTACGCATTGCCAGCCGCGCGCGACACTTCGATGGCGCCGTTGTCCGAAAGGATGGAAACGAAGTCGTCAGTGCCGGTCTTAAACAGGCCGGTGCCGGCCACTTCCAGCTTCTGCGTTGGCGACGACGTGCCGATGCCGACGTTGCCGGAAGCGTCGATGACGAAGGGCGTGCTGTCGGGATTGGCGCTGTCTTCGACGACGAAGGCGTTGCCGCTGCCGGTCTGGGTGATGCGCAGGGTGGCGGCAGAGGTGCTGGTCTCGACAATGAGGGGGTTCGAGACGGTGCCGCCGTTGAATTCCGGGGCGACCTGTATGCAGGTGGTGCTGGTAGCGACAGCAAAGCTCGGCCCGGACGCGGGCACAACAAAGCCGGTGCCGCCCGACTGCTTGAGGGTGACGGTGAAAGCGCCCGACGTGTTGTTGATGACGGTGTAGGTCTTGGGCGAAGACGGGATGATGATGTTGCGGTTGCCCGTCAGCGTACCGGACAGGACGAGGATGGCTTGGCGGGCTTCGTCTTCGGCGCCGTTAGCGGTCGACAGGGTGTAGTCGCCGGAGCCGGCCACGTTGAGAGGGGCAGCGCCCGCAATGGCTTCGGCCAGCAGGTCGAGGTTGGTGTTGGTCTTGATGCCCCAGGTGGTGGCATTTTCGCCGGTCGCCTGTAGTTCGAGGCGAAGCAGCGGATCATATGTCGAGGGCATTACTTGCGTTCCTCAAGGATGCGTGTTACTTTGTCATCGATTCTATTTAGCACAACTGTCAGCTTATTTTCAAGATCGGAGACAACCTCTCGCGTGGCAAAGTCCTTGTTGACTTGGGCGACGTGATTGTGGTGAAGCTCCTGAATGTGTTCGGCTTTCTTTTGCACGGCCGAAATCTCCCGATGCAGATAGGCGCCGTAAGCCAGCAAGAGGGGCCACAGAAAGGTTGCGACGAAGTCGAAGATAAGCTTAATGTCCATGTGAGGCTCCCTAACTTGGGCTACTCAGGGAGGGGTTCCACGTCACTTGCGTAACTAGGATGTTTGCGCCGTCTTCGGTGAGGAGGAAAGCGCCGTTTTCTTGGGCAAGATAGTAGTCGAGGCTCTGAAGGGGGCGGCCGTCGGGAACCTTGCGCGACTCTAGGCGGGGCCGGGGCGGCCTGTTCTGCGGATGCTTGCGGAGATCGTAGGCACCGTCATAGCAGGAGGAGCAAACGACGAGGCCAGTGGATTCCTTTTGGAGTTGCCGGCGATAGTACTTCTGTCCACACCTATCGCACAGCGACCAGACTTGCATCGCCATGATTACGAACCATAATTGGTCTGGTCAGGGCGACCATCGGGAACGGGCTGGAGTTCGCGGCGCGGCTTCGGCGACTTGTTTTGGGGGTGGCTCTTCTTGTCGTAGAGGCCGTCGAAGCAGGAGTAGCAGACTACGAACTTGGTGGTTTCCTTGCGCAGGTCACGCCGCTTGTAGTCGAAGCCGCACCTGTCGCAGACCGACCACATATCGAGGACGGACATTAGGGCGTGCCCCCAAGGGTATTCTCAGGCGAACCATTGTAGCGGTTGACGGCATCGGAACGGCGCGCCCGGCTGGATTCATTATTAAGGACGGCCAGTTCCTCGTCGAGGATGCCCTTCCAAATAGTGACAGCGGAGGCATTCTTGGTCCATGCATTGGCGTAAAGCATGGCTGCGGCGAAGAAGGCCGTGTCGGTGTAGGTCGCGAAGTAGTTGGTCGGGTGCGCCGAACTCAGGATCGTGACGCGCGGAATGTACTCGACGAGCGCCGTGGTGTTGGAGTGGGGCGTCGGAGCCAGATAGATGGAGGCGTTGTCCTTGGGCGCATAGTACTTGACGGGGGCACAGGAGGTGTAGTCCGGCCAGTATGCGGTCAGGAACTCGTTGTTCTGTTCGAGGAGATTGTTCCAACCGCCCGTCGCACAGACTTGGATGGACTTGAGGACGAGGAGGTCGGAGGGCAGGGCCAGGGTACGCGAGGAGGCGCTGACCGAGACTTCCGTGAAGGTGATGATGTTGACGGGATCAAGGCGCCGCTGAAGGTGGGACTGGGCGCGCTCGATGATGGAAGGCAGAGCCGAGACGAACTCAGCCGAGTCTTCCTCCATGTTAGCAATGATATCATTGGTGAGGGTGGTGTAGGTGTAGGGCATCAGCGGCCAATCCTGATGTAGATTTTGCCGCGTTCCCGGTCCTCACGCATGGCGTCCTTGATGGCCCGTTCGTATTCAGCGCGCAGAAGCGCAAGGCGATTGGCGTCAACGCGGGTACCACGGCGCAGGCCGATCCAGTAGGCGAGACCGTAGACGAGGGCGGGCATGAAGCGGCGCGGCACATCGACATTGTCGAAGGCGCGCAACGTGGACTCAGCGTTCTTCTGAATGGTAAGGACGACCGTGTAGGTCTGGTCGGGGACCGGCCACAGGTTCATAACGTTGGATGCCCGGCGGCGATCCCACCAGTAGCGGGTCGGGCGGCCACTCTGGGATTTGGTGGGGATTTCGGCCCAACGCTCATAGCCGTCGCGCTCCACGAGGATGTCGGTGCTGGAGGTGCGGATGCTAGCGACGAGAACGTCGGAGATTGTTTGGTCAAAAGTCAGGGAGGAAACGGAGGCCGAGACAGGAACAAT